TGCTAAAATAGGATTACTCATTCTTCTTGTTTTTTATCGCTTCCTTTTTCAAGGTTTCAATAATATATTTTTTTAGTTTACTAAGGTTTGTTTGTTTTACCTTATATCTCATAGCACCCAGCCTTTATAAGTTGTGTCTGTGTCTGGGTCGATATCCTCGTTTGTGTTACTGTTGTACTCTGGGAACAAGTTATCGTTAAAACTTAGGTAATCTACCAATCTTGTAGAGTAGTAGTTAGCGTATTCTCTCGCCTTTGCTACTAAGTAATCTACTTCGTTTTTATCTACGTTCTGTGCTGTTTCGCTTGTGTGCTTAAACACTCCACCGTTTTTTATTTGATATGCAGCAAAAGGTATGTAATTCATTTGTGCAAACCATATTAAAGTAGGCTGTACGTAAGTATTTACTAAACTTAAATAATTACCAGCCAAAGTACCAGCAACAATATCAGCACTTATCTTATTGTAAAGGTCTGTGCCTAACAAATTTTGTATGTCTATTTGTTGTGCTATCTTAATAAATTGTATAAACTTATCTGTGTCTACATTACCATCAATGATAGAGTTTTTTACTAAGTCCGTTCTGTTTATAAATAGTGCTGTTGCCATTAGTTCTTAAATCCTATTTTGTTCCAATATTCAGCAGTATAACCCTTATACTTCATATCCTTTGGTGCTACTGGTACTTTTTGTGCGTTTGCCTCTGGCTTAAAACCTCTTTTACGAGCCTCTGTTGTAGTAATTGCATCGCCTAAGCCTTTAGCACCATCTTTGCGCACATACGTCTTTCTGAGCCATTTGTGTTGGCATCTTGCACCGCCTTTGTATAGCCATATTGAGTAAGTGTCGCTTCCACCTTTACCAAAACCAGCATTAACTACTTTTGTGTCCATTGAAATAATATCTTCCTTGCGGTAAACCTTTTTAGCATCTACCATCTTTTTACAGAAAGGTCTTGAGTTTGCGCTGTATCTTTGTGGGGAATACATATACCTTACTAAAAAAGTGTTACCCTCTTCTTTGGTTTGCTTACTTTCGCCATCTTGTTCACTTTCTCTAAAAGGCTTTGCGCTACCAGTACTTACAAACTCCCATATTTTAGCAAGTGTGCTTTTTTCTTTTTCTTCGGTATTAGGCTTGTTTAAATCCGTTATAAGTTCGTCTAAGCCATCCTCTTGGTCGTAGTTTACCTCTCGTTCATCCGTTAGGTCAAAGTCGGTTAAAAGGTCTGCTTCGTCCTCTCCTAAGTCAATTAAGGCATCTGCTATATCGCTACCTAATTCCTTTGGCAAATCTTTAGCTAACTTTACGCCAGTTTCTTCTTCTCTTGTTTCTTCATCCTCTACGTTTTCAAGGTCTGTAAACTCAAGCGGTTGTAAAGTCTTAAAGTATAGTTTTAAAGAGATATTATTGTAAGCAAGTATGCTATCAAAGGCATCTATTAAAAGGTGCTGAAATGGTCTAATAACGGTGTTATCCATAAGCACAGAAGCGGTCTGTAACTCGTCTGCGTTATTACCTAAACCAGTACTGTCTTTAATTCCTAAAAGCATAGGAGAAACAACTCGGTGTGCTACCATTATCTTTTTGCCACTCTCATCGCTTAAGAACTGGTATTGGTTATGTGCATCACTTAACTGTATTGGCTCTATTGTAGCTTGGCTCTCTGCGTTATCATTAAAGGCAAGTATAAACTTACCAGCATTACTTGAGCCACTAAATTTAGAGTAAATACGGTTTTCTAAGTTTTGACGTTCCTCTGCGTTTGGTGTACCGTTGTTAAAGTTAATTAACATTGACGGTGCTAAACCATTAAGGATGTTGTTTAAGTGGTAGTTAGATATTTCTTCTTCTAACTCTGCATATTGTAAACCACCTTGATAGTCAGGACTGGAATAGTACTTATAACCAGCTCTGTAAGGCTTAACGTAAATAATTTCAATACTTTCGTTTGACGTGCCAAAAGCTGGTATGCGTTTTAGTTCTGTTCTTGGTTTTACATTACTCCAGTCATCACTATAATAGTAGCCAGTTATTTCGCCTTTCTCGTTACACTTCTCTGCTCTTAAATTCTCTACTGGTATGTGTTCTACTTGCGCTATTGTTTTTCTGTCCTTTGAGTAAATAACTTGTATTGAGCATTGACCCATAAGCTTTAAATCGTAACACAACTTGCGCACACAATCCTTTTTAAATAAAGTAATCATTTTAGCGTAAGCCTCTGGCTTTTTATTGCTGTCTAAAGCATCTAAGCCTTTTCCGTAAATCATTTGACTAACACCATTAATAATAGCGTTATTTGTAGGGCTTCCATTGTATCGGTCTATTAAGTAACCAAAGTAATTATTATCACTACCATAGGCTACCCATTGTTTGTTAGACTTCTCTACAATCTCTGGGCTTGTGTATGTGCTTAAATTAACTATTCTTAAATCGTTCATAAAATAATATAATCGTTATCAAAACTATTCTCTGTGGTGTATTCTCCATCATTAACAGAGTAGTAATCGTTGTTAGCTTGGTTTATAGTCTGGTCAGTACAAAAAACCCTATCTCGGTACACTAAAACACCTTGTACAGATACTTCTAAAGAATAAAAATCGCCCTCTGTAAGCGTTCCAAACTGTGCTGTAAAGGTCATATAATTACCACTTGTTGATGCAAAAGCTGTAACTGTTACAGAAGTACCAGTACTTTCGCTTGTAAGTTTTAAAACTACTGAACCGCTATAAAAACTTCTTGGTATTATACTTAAAGCCTTATTACCGCTTGTTGTTATAATCTTCATACTAATATATAAACAAAACTATTTTATTTTGTGTAAAAAAAACCCCCACTATTTGTGAGGGTTGTAATAAGATGCTTAATTTAATTTTTTTTTATTTTCTTATTCTTGTATATTTTTTACACTTTTTATCAAGCATTAATTCAAATGCCTCGTTTATATCGCTTGTATCGTCCACAGTGTTTAAACTATTGTAGCATAAATAAGCAAATTTTAAATCGTTCGTATCTATGTTTATATTTGTGTTATATAATATAGTTCTTATTCTTATTTGTTCTTGAAATTCCGAGAAATTAATTTTTGTATTTTTCATTTTTTTGTTTTTGTTTTATTAATATACTGCAATATACAAAACATTTATTGTTATAAACAAATTATAAACAAGTTTTTTTTAATTTTTTTTATTTCTTATCTGTTGAGCATAAAAAAAGCCTCTCTAAAAGAAAGGCTAATTTTAAACATAAACATAATATAAATAAACTACTATGCTGGTGAAATTGGTGTTACAGCACTTACGTCTGGTTCAGTACAGAAGAACGGAGGAAAAACCTCAGTTGCTACTGCTGTTAAAGTAAACCCTTGTAAATCCCCAGGCGCAGCACCTGTTACAATAGTACCGCCAGTAATTTCAGCACCGTTATCTCTACCTAACAATAAACGCTTAGTATTTCCAGCACCATCAGGGTACAATTCTACTACATAGTGCGCACGTCCTCTATTTAAGAGTTTAATCTCTTCTTGTGTCGCAACATCTAAGTTTTGAAAAGTAACGTTTAAAGTACTTTCGTAAAAAGTAGTACCGTTTTCTCTACTTGATGTTACAGTAGTTTCTAAAGAACTTAAACCGCCTTTTACTTCAAACTTAAAAAACTCAGCAGAAGCATCAGTAGGTAGTGTTACAGTTCCAGCACTATCTGACAACCCAGCAATAGCAGAACTATAATCTAAGATGTAAATATTTTTAATTCCAGCAAAGGCGGTCTTACATCCAACCCCTCTACCTTTTGTTATTGCACAAGCCATATTTTTAGATTTAATAAAAAAGGGTAGGCAGTTTTGCCCACCCTCTTTATGTTAGTTAATTAATTTATTAAGAATAAAGTACGATATCGCCTCTAACTCCGTATTGTACCCCAGCAGTATATCTCATTACTACTCGTACATTTTGAGAACCATCGATATCAGCCATATCAATAACTTTAACCTCGTTTCTGTCATCTAAAAGACCAGTACCAAAGAACAAGTTAGACTTCTGAGCCAATACAGCTTTGTTATCTGCAAGTCCTTTAGCTACAAAGATGTTGATACCCTCAAAAGATAACTCGCCACCATTGTACCAAGTTGTACCTTTGTTATCGATACCATTTGCACCTACGTTAGAAGCAAAACCACCTAAAGCACGGATATATGCTCTTGCGATGTTTGTTGAAACGTAAAGCGTTAAATCTTCTTTGCCTAAGATAGTTGATGGTGCAGCATCTACAATAGCACCTAATTGAGCAATTACGTTAGAACTATCAACAGAAGCTTCTGGTACATCAGCACCACCATCAGCAGTTAATAAAGCATCAAAGCCATCAAAAGAACCCTCTCCAGCAGCACCTTGCCAAATAGAAGTTTCAGTTGCGTTTGCAACCTCAGCAGCTACTCTTGAGATAACATAGTCAGAGAATAAAGGTGGCAACTCGTCAAAGGCACTAAAGCCCATTTGAGCAGCTTCCCAATCTGCGTGTAATTCTTTTTTACAGATTTGTAGGTTTACTTGCAGTTCAGTTGGTGTAAGTACTTTCTCAGTCAATGTAAGACCAGAAGTAGTACTGTCAAAATCACAATCAGCAGAACGTACCAAGTTTGAAAAAGTTCCTACTTTCATAGCAGCTTTGTACTTGATGTTAGGCAAGATTGTTACAGCACCAGCGTCAAGCGTTGATGCAGATAATAGGGCAGCACCTAAGTACTTCCCAGCAAATTCTCCAGCATAACTGGAAGCGGTAATTGTTGGATTAGCCATTTAATTTAAATTTAGTTGTTAATTATTTTGTTTAATACTCTATCAAGTGTGCTTTGTTTTCTGTTGTTAGCAAACTTGAAATTTTGTTTTGTTTGTACCTCTGGGTTAGCCTTAATTGGCTCAGCAGCGGGTTGGTTTAGTTCCTCTTGTACTTCTTCTGGTACTTCGCTTAACTGTTCGTGTTTAGCAAGTTCCTCAGTCATAAGGTTGCCTAAGTCATCAGCACTTAACTCTTCGCTCATTTCTTCTTTAGGCTCAAGCATAGCTTTAATTTCCTCAATCATTTCTTTAACCTCAGCAAGTTCTTCTTTAGTAGCGTATCCCATTTCTTCTTTTTCTTCTTCTTTAGCTTCTACTTCTTCTTCCTCAGCTTCTTCTTCCTCTGCTTTAATCTCAGCAATAAGACCCTCTTCAGCTACTACTAAAATACGACCATCTTCCATTTGGTATTCGCCAACTGGCACAGCCACTTTCTCATCCTCAGTAACGATAAAAATTTCTTGTCCAGCCTCAAAACTTTCAGCTTCCAAGATAGCACCGTTATCTAAAGTTTGTTGCTCAAGCTTAACCTCTTCGGACAAGCCTACAACTTCTTTGATTTTTGATATCATATCATTTGTATTCATATTAATATATAAGTGTTAAAAATTAATTTTGCATTTTTATTTTTTTTATATTTGCATAAAATTTAAACAAATGGCAGTCATTCATTATATGCATCCAGAATTAAAAGGTATTAAGTTTATAGTAGCAAGAACAAATTGCAACAGACCAATTGATAGTGTCGCAGACTTTGATACACGTTTAAAATATGTTACTTGTAAAACTTGCATAAAAAATTACTACAAAAAAAATATGTATTAAAGGTTTATTTTAGGTATTTTGTTTATAAACTTAATAAAAAGATTTGCATCATTTTGATACCCATCTGTTAATTTTATAAGCGTATTATAACTTGAATAATTTATATAATCAGAAGCATTAAAATCTACACCTAATTCTTTAGCTGCTGTTCTTGCTTTGTCAATTTTACTTTCTACTTCATCTTGAAGTTTTCTAAATTGTTGAGAGTTTGATTTTAAAGACTGCTCATATCCTTTAGCCTTACTTACTGCTTTCTCTATTTGCCTTATGTTTGTATATGCTTCGTCTATCTCATTCTTGCTTTTTTGCCAGAAACTTTCAAAATCTTGAAAGGCTTTTTTGATATCATCAGTTAAAGCCAACTCAACCTTTTGTGCAGCCAATTCTTCTTTGTTTAAGTGTTTTAATACTCTTTTGTAATTACTCATTATTCAATTTATTTATTTGTTATACGTTTCCTATACCTTGCGCCCTTAGACTTCCATCACAGCACTTGGTTTTGTAAGTGTTATCTTCACACAAGCAACCACCTCTACGACTACCTTTTGGACTTGTTTTACTTGGTGTTATAAATTTTTTAATTCTCTTTAGCATCCTTGCCCTCTGTTTAACTTTTTATAGTTCTTACTTGACTTTAGTTTACTTGTTTTGCTTTTAGCGTGTACTCCTTT